ATATGCAAGGCGGCGGCCGATGGGTATTCTATCACAACCGTAGCAACAACTGTACTGGCTTTGCTTCATCTTCAACAGTTTCTGGTTATCGTATGCGAGTTAACGGTTCGCTTTACTGTAATGGTAACGTTGTTGCTTACTCTGATGCGCGAGATAAAGAAAACATTGTTACTATTGACGGTGCTTTAGATAAAGTATTACAATTACGCGGTGTTTACTATGATAGAAAAACTAGAGAACATCTAGTTGATGATCGCGACGAGATTTACAAAGGAAGACAACTTGGTTTAATTGCTCAAGAAGTTAAAGAAATTGTACCTGAAGTTGTATCTTATGCTGAAGAAGTTGACCAATACGGACTTGATTATCCGAAGATGGTCGGTTTACTTGTTGAAGGTATTAAGGACCAACACAAGATTGTTGAAGACCAACAAAAATTAATAAATAGTCAACAAGAAAAGATTGACAAACTTGAAGAAATGGTATATAATATAATGAATAAAATGGAGAACAAATAATGGCACTAATACAGTCATACGAAGTACCTGGCACTGGTTTAACTGCAGCAAACGCATATTTTGTAGTTACTGATGTCAAGGTACAAAAAAGAATGGAAGATATTCCTACACCAGTAGATACTTCCGACCCTACAGGTTTTACAAACGGTGGTGTACACGATGAAAATATCGACCCTGTACATTATCGAGCTGGATATGTTGCAGAATGCTGTGTTACTATATGGGCTACTAAAGAAGCTCGTGAATCTAGTAACAAACCTATAGGCATGGCAGGAGCACATACTACAGAAGTAGAAGCAGAATTACATATTGGTACGGCGGGACTCGACCACAGATGCGTTTTCTTTATCGATATGGATTCGGGCGATAGTCACATAGTTCAAGCGTATAGTCACTTGAAATCACTTGACTATTTTGAAAACGCAATCGAAGATTAATAAATAGATTTTTTATAGGAGAAATAAAAATGGCACTAAGTACAGATTACACTTGGGCATGGGAAGTAACATCTCTCAAGCGTAAAGACCAAGTCAATGCTGAAGGCGCGACCTTAACAGGTGCAGTATGCCAAACATACTGGAAAGTTACTGGAACAGACGGTAACGGTAATACAGGAGAGTTCTCAGGAGCAACTCCATTTACCGCACAAAACACACCAGCGGGCTCATTTGTAGCCTTTGACGATTTAACAGAAGACACCGTATTAGGTTGGATTCAAGCAGTCGTAAATGGCGATCAAGGATATGCAAACCATATCGGCGAAAGAGTTGGAGCACAAATTGACGAAGTAACAGTTGAAGACGCTTCTATGCCTTGGGCACCTGAAGATGTTACACCAGTTCCTGATGCACACGCTGAAGCTGAAGACGCTGTCGAAGATTCAGACCCAGAGTAAGTAAATAATGACTTACACATGGCAAGTTATTAACCTTATTACGCGTACAGAAGAAAGTAGCGACGGTGTTTCTTTACCGGAAGCCGTCGTTAACATTCACTGGCGTAGGTCTGGAGTTGATGATGACGGCAATACTGCTTTAATAAACGGTTATGCACCACTTGATGTATCCGGTATTCCTGCTGCTAACTTTATCAGTTATAATGATTTAACTGAAGCTAAAGTAATAGAGTGGTTAGATACTGTTAATGCAGCATTTATTGAAGATTATAATGCTAAAATTGTAGCTAAAATAGCTAAGACTAGTGAAATAACAAAAGCTGTTCCCTGGTCATAAATAATAGTTGACAGACACACGAAAGTGTGTTATAATATACAATAATGTTTTACATAATGGAGAAAGTATGCATGATTTACGTCATCATGGATTAGTCCATTACGCACTTAAGCGTGGTGGAAGTATACATCCAATAACCCTTCCAAAAGAGTTAACAGGCGAAACGGGTATTATGAACCCCTCGATTTTTATGCACGAGGGTCGTATACTATTGAATGTTCGTCATGTCAATTATACTCTTTATCACTCAGAAGGTAAAAAATTCCCACATTTATGGGGTCCACTTCAATATATCCATCCAGAAAACGATGTTAGTTTAACTACTCACAATATTATGTGTGAGCTTGATGCTAATATGAATATTCTATCTGCAGGTCGTATTAAAATGAATTTAGATACAGGTGAACCTACCTGGAACTTTATTGGACTTGAAGATGGTAGACTATTTAATTGGGAAAATAGATTATTCTTATGTGGAGTACGAAGAGATGCTTACGATGATAAAGGCACAGGTCGTATGGAAATGTGCGAAATTGAATTTATCGACAATGAATGGCAAGAAGTAGGAAGACATCCTATTCCTGCACCAGGCGATGATGCAACCTTCTGCGAAAAGAATTGGATGCCTGTTATTGATATGCCATGGCATTTTGTTAAATGGTGTAATCCAACAGAAGTTATTAAATACGATGCAGAAACTCGTACAACAACTACAGTTCATTTAAACGAAGACAGTAAAGTTGAAAGTCTTTATCGTGACCTAAGAGGTGGTACTCAAGTACATCCTATAGGTCAAGGTCGTCGTATGACTATAACTCACGAAACTGACTTATATAAAGATAGCTTTCAGCGTAAGGATGGTCACTACAATCACAGAGTTATTGTGTGGGACGAAGATTGGAATATAATACATTATACCAAAGACTTCCATTTTATGGGCACACAGATTGACCACACAACAGGATATGAATACAATATTGAATTTGCTACTGGTATGATGTTCTTAGATGGATATGTAGTAATAGCTTATGGCTACCAAGATAATGGTACGTATATACTTAAAGTACCTGAAAAGGTATTTTTTGATTTTGTAGCGAAAGGATAAATGATGATACAAGAACTTTTAAACGAACACTGTTTAGACCCTAAAAATACTCATAAGTTACTTAAACTTGCAAGAGAATACGATAGACTTGAACAAGGAGCTATGGCTGTATCTTTATATCTTAAAACAGCTGACATTAGTGAAGATAAAGAAATCCAATACGAATGTATGATTGGAATTGCAAGAGCATACCAACGTCAAAAAAATAGACAATGGACTGTTAAAACTGCATACCAAGATGCTATAGCATTAATGCCTTATAGACCAGAAGCTCATTTCTTTTTAGCAGAATATTTAGAAACTCTACAAGAGTGGAAACCAATGCTAATGCACACCAACTTAGCTTTAGAGTGGTATAATGAAGGCTATGATGAAGAATGGGTTTTAGATATTCCCGGTTATGGTGAATATGAAGGATTGTTATATTTTCAAGCTTTAGCAACATGGTTTATCGGTGGTACACAAACTGGAAAACATGCATTCTTTAATTTAAAGCATAGATATGACATGAAAGGTTATACTGATAAAGTTGAACAAATGGTAGGTCAACTTTGGTACCCAGATACAATACCTTATATTGATGATGATTACGAAAGATTTAGATTTAAATTTGATGGTTTAGAAACCATTACTACGAATCATTCTAAACATTACCAAGACCTTTTTGTACTATCCTTATATAACGGAAAGAGAAATGGTTCTTATTTAGAGATTGGCTCTGGTGACCCATTCGTACATAATAATACAGCTTTATTAGAAGGAATGTTTAATTGGAAAGGTATTTCTATTGACAATTCAGAAGCTCTATGTTATAATTTTAAAGAGAATAGAAACAATACAGTAATTTGTACTGATGCTACAGAATTAGATTTTACTAACTTATTTAATTTACATTGTGTAGACCCAGTAACTGATTATTTGCAAATTGATTGTGATGAAGCTTCAATCGAAATTTTAGAAAATATACCTTTCGATACTCACAAATTTGGAGTCATTACATTCGAGCATGATACTTACAGGCTTGGTACTGATATAAGAGATAAGGCAAGAACTATATTAAAGAAACACGGTTATCAGCTTGTAATTAATGATGTTGCATTTTCACCACAACACTCATACGAAGATTGGTACGTACATCCTGATGTCATTGATGTTCCAAAGAAATTTATTGCTAATCTGAAAAATATTAATTTTGTATGGGATTATTTTATGAATGATATGAAGGATTAATTTATGATTACTGTAGTAGCAACAGGTGGCTTTGACCCAATACACTCTGGCCATATTAAATATTTAAAAGACGCTTCATTGTCTGGTACAAGATTAATTGTTGGCGTTAATTCTGATGAATGGTTAACAAGAAAAAAAGGTAGATATTTTATGCCTTGGGAAGAACGTGCTGCTATTGTAAGAGAACTTGCTTGTGTTGACGAAGTAATTTCTTTTAATGATTCTGATGACAGTGCTATTCATGCATTAGAAACAGTTAAACTATTATATCCTAATGACACTATTATATTTGTAAACGGTGGCGATAGAACACCAGATAACATTCCTGAAATGGCAGTAGAAGGTATTACGTTTGAGTTTAGTGTCGGTGGAGACAATAAAGCAAATTCTTCAAGTTGGATATTAAAAGAATGGGCTCAACCTACAACACAGCGTAAGTGGGGAACATATAAAATATTAGATTCTAATGGCCATTGGCAAGTTAAAGAATTAAGTTTTGATGTTGGTCAATCATTAAGCGATCAACGCCATACACACAGGTCAGAACATTGGCACATTGTAAGTGGTTCTGTTTTAATGGAACTCGATAGAGGTGATGGAATGCCTGGGTCAAAACATACAAAGATTTACCATGCAGGTATGAGCGTTGATATTCCAAAAGAAACATGGCACAAAGCAACCAATGTTGGTAAAGAATCTGCTAAAGTAATCGAAGTATGGTTAGGCGATATATTAGAAGAAAGTGATATAGAACGTCGTGATTAATATAAATAGTAATTAAATATAAACGCTAATAGTCAAAGGAGACGAGGATGGCGATAAAAGTAAGTGGCACAACTGTCATTGATGACACTATTAAAGTCATTACAGGTACAAACTATGGCACAGGATTAAACGGAGTTTATTCTAACTTCCATCCTGATGGCATTGACACAATAACAACAGCTATTGATTTTCATAAACCAATTATGAAGTTGGCTATGTCTGGTAATGTCACGTTTACAACCACAAATACTCAATTAGGTGCTACTGCAACATTACTTTTAGATACATCAACATCTGGCCATACTCCAACATTTGGTTCAGAAGTTTTATTTGGTGTTGCACCAACATGGTCAAATAATCGCCATTGGCAAATCACATTTACGTGCACTGGCTCTAATGGTGCTGATGTAAGAGCTACAGCTATTGGATTTGATGAACCATCTTCAACTTCTTCAGCTTTTAACGACTGGACATTTAATAACGCCTGGGATACATCAGTAAGTGGTTACGGAACTTTCAGCGAACCGTGGTCAGCAGTATGGGTTTCTTTTCAACATGATACATCAAATAACAGAATTAATGTAGTTCATGGTTCTGGAAACTTTAATAGTGGCTCAAACCAATATACATCTTATGCTACCTATACAGGATTAAGTAATATTACTGCAGTTACTGCGCAATATAATGTACAAAGCCAAAATGTTAATGGCAGTAACACAAACCCTTCTGGTGGATATAGCTATGGACCACTTCCAACTAATGATGGTTATTCTAGTGGTTCATATTATACTGTTCCAACGTCAGGTAGTTTATTTTTTGGATGGCAAGCTGTATCACAAAATAGCGACCCTTCATCTACCCAAACAAGTGCAAGCTTTACAGGTCTAGACCCAGATTTTAGAATTAAAATTGTAGACAGCGTTGCAGGTACAGTATATGCTACTTGCGATGTACCTCTAGGGTCAATCTCAGCTACAGCAAACTGGGGCAACATGCCTGCGATTTAAGGAGTAATATATGGCAATTAAAGTAAACGGAACAGAAGTAATAAGTAACACAAGAAAGTTTACTGTTACCGGTGCTACGGGCGTTTATACAGATTTCCAGCCTTTATCTGTTACTACTACTAGTGATTACGGTGGCAGCGCTTTTAGTGTGAGCTTTGACAGTTCGCATAAAGACCTAGGAACATCAGCACAAGCAACTGGTGATGTTGATTGGACTCTAACTAGCCTAGGAACAGGTAAACAAATGACGATGTTTGTAGACGCATCTGATTCTGGCCACGACCAAAGTTTTAGTGTAAGTGGCGGTGGAACAATATTATATCCAAATGATACAGAACCAACTTGGACTGGTGCAAGATATTGGTTACACAGACTAACGTGTTGGTCAGCTGATACAGTAAGTGTAATATCTACAAGTTGGGGAGACGGCCCTACTGTTTCCTTACCAAGTGCAATTGATATAAGTGCAAACTCGGGAACACAAAGCGGAAACTGTAATTGTGTTGTTAGATTAAATTCTACAGGCACCTTGAGTTTAACAGGTTCCGGAACACAAGGTAGTGTAAATGGAGCACAAAATAACGGATACACATGGTTGCTTTCAGGAAGCGCAAGCGACTACGAATGTAACTTTAATTATACATTTACTAATAACGGTGGAGCAGACCAATCTACAGCAGGTAATAATACGTGGGAAGGATTAGGTACAAGTCGCGAGTGGAAAATTTATGATGCATCAACAAATGCGTCTAATAATGTACTTGATGGAACATTAAAAATTAGAAGAGCTTCAGACCAAACAGAATTAGTATCTATACCCTGCGAGCTAACAGCTCACCATACACCGTAGGAATTAAATATGAAAACAGGACAACTCAGACAAGTTAAAATTTCATCAACAAATGCTAATAATGAAATTGTTGACACCTATCACATGATTCCAGAGCATGATGATGAGATAGAAAATGAACAACAGTTAATGAAAAAAATGTATCAACTTGTTGATGCTAAAAGAGGCTCAGAAGAATAATGGCAATTAAAGTAAACGGAACAGAAGTAATAGACGACTCAAGAGGTTTATTAAACGTTACAGATGCAACAGGTAAGTTCGGTGAGTTTTATCCATCACCAGCTACTATTACAACTAATATTAACTTTACTACTCCATTTATGACTGTAACTTTATCTGGTGCAACAACATTCACCAGTTCAGGCACCACAGCTAGTGGCGGCAAGTCTGCTATTTTATGTTTAGATACAAGTTCTACTGGCCACACACCAACATTTCCATCCTCATTTAATTGGGAAGATGATACAGAACCAACTTGGTCTTCTTATAGAAAATGGCAAATTCATATGATACACCACAGTGTTGGTAGAATTGATGCAACAGCAATTGGATTTGATGCTCAGTCATCTCAACCTACAGAAGCTGTAGCACTATCTGGAACAACTGGTACTCCAATTACTTTCACCGACTTTCCTGGTAGTAATAATAATGATTTAGTTATGGGCTGGGAATTTGCTTCAGACGGAAATATTTACAAATATGAATCTGTATACAATATTGGTGGTCAAGGTAGATATCTACATTCATCAACTCAATGGAATAATATTACACCGTCACAAACATATTATATTAGAGTAACAAATTTTGGTGGTACTAAAAACATAAGTACTTCTGATAGTGATACTCTTAATTCGTGGATTGCATTAACGTCTAATAGAGAGTTTCAAGTAAGAGATTCTAGAGACATAACCACATATGCCGATGAAAATTGTGTAATTAAAGTTGAAATTTCATCTAACTCAGGTGGTTCAACAATATTAGATACAGGTTATTACGAGATGAGATACATAGGTAACGCTTAAGGAGATATTATGCCAACACATTCATTTCAACAAGGTTCAGGTTTTAAAGTAACTGGTGGAACTGGCGGAATAAGCGCTGGTAATAGCATAGCCGGTACTGTTGTAACAGAAGAAATTAGAAGTATAGACGACGCAGGTAGTAACGACCTTGGTGTTCGTTGGTTACAAATTGGATTTGCAAATGCACCAGGAAATTGCGCTGCGACCGCGGACGGTAGCATAAAATGGTTCAGGTCCGGCACAAATGGTCTTAGAATTACAGTTACTGATGATAGTAGTGCAACTGGAGAAACTGGTACATCTGATTCCACATACTCAAACCGACCTGCTGCATCAGGAAGTCCTGCTACAAATAGCTTCGAAGGTGCTACTGGTGAAGATGATGGTTCACAATATAACAGAAGCTTAGGTACTTATTCTTACGGCGTAAGAGAGCGGCAAGTTGTAGACGGCGAAGGTTATAATGATACAGTAAGAGATGATATTTACTACAACAGTGTAAAAGTATATGATGCTGGTTATGTTTTAAGTTCAACCTGGTCTCCAGGCGACTCCGTTTCTGGTGACAGTGATAACTATACATATACAGTAGGAGCCTATCAAGAAGTTTATAATGATGATACTTATTATGCAGTAGTTCGTAGTGTACCTTCTGAAACACATTACTCATTTAATGCAACAGCAGCTATTACTGGAATACGAGCAGTATTTACTCCAACAACTTCATCATCATCTGGAACCGGTGGCGGTGGTGCACTTCAGCCTGTAAAAACTTTTGACGGAACTGCAGTTCCTAATAATACTACATTAAGTGCTATGGATTCTGGTTGGAAAACAACAGCAAATGACATGAGCACTGGTGTAACTCTTGCGTTTATACAAACAACTGGTACTATGAGTGATTCATCAGCCATTTATACATTAGATGGCCGATTAGATTTTTATGCAAGAACAGCTACTTCTGGTGATACTCTAGTAAAATCAATACGCATGAGAGCTCAAACAACTGCTGACAGTGTTTATTAAAATAAATAATATAATATAGGTAAAAGAGAAAAAAATGTCAATACCAAACTCAAGAGAACTTTTTAAAGATTATATTCTTAGAAAAATTGGTGCTCCAGTTATTGAGATTAATGTTGCCGAAGAACAAGTAGAAGATCGTATTGACGAAGCTGTTTCTTTTTGGCGTGATTATCACTATAACGGAAGTCAACAAGTTTATTTAAAGCATAAAATTACTGGTAGTGTATTAGAACTTGATGCATCAGTTGCAGGAAATTTTGTATTTGGTGAAACGGTAACCGGTGGAACATCAGGTGCTACTGCTAAAGTTTCTAAAGACTCTACTGGTACAACATTAAGATATGACAATCTTACTCACAAAGAATTAATTAAATTTCAAGCAAACGAAACAGTAACAGGTCAAAACTCTGGAGTTACAGCTACTATTACAACTGTAACGAGAGGTGATAGAGAGAATGGCTATATCTCTTTACCAGAGACACTTTTAGGCATTTCAGGTATATTCCCATTAACCACAAGCTTATCAACTGGTTCAGGTATATTTAACGTTCAGTACCAATTTGTTTTAAATAACATTCAAGATATTACTGGTTATAATGTTCAGAATTATTATATGGCAATGAGCCATCTTCAATTCTTACAAGAAATTCTTGTAGGTAAACCAATGATTCGTTATAACAAACATGTCAACAAATTACACATCGATGTTACTAAAGACTTTCTTACAGTTGGACAATTTATTATTGTTGAAGCTTATGATGTTATTGATGGTGATACTTATGGTGACGTTTGGGGTGATCGTTGGTTACAAAATTATGCTACTGTTTTAATTAAAGAACAATGGGGACTCAATTTAACTAAATTTACTAATATGCAGCTTGTTGGTGGTGTTTCGTTTAACGGTGAACAAATTCTTTCCGAAGCAAGAGAAGAAAGAAAAGCAATGGAAGAAGAAGCGATCAGAGCTTACCAACCACTCACCTACAACTTTATTGGATAACATACTGCTATGGCAACAAATGTATTCTTTAGAAACTACGATAACTTTAACGAGCAAAATTTAATTGACGATTTAGTTATTGAGAGCATTAAGATTTATGGCGTAGATGTAATGTACATCAAGCGTTCTCTTGGTGCTGTTGACGAAGTACTAAACGAAGACGACTTGCCAATATACGATGAAATGTTTCAGTTCGAAGCTTATGTTAAAAATGTTGATGGCTTTGAAGGTGAAGGCGATTTCCTATCTAAATTCGGTTTACAAATTCGTGATAGTATTACGTTCTGCGTAGCAAATAGAACATTCGAAAAATATGTAACTCGTGAAGTTGTTGAAATTATAAGACCTCGTGAAGGCGATTTAATATACTTCCCACTTAATGAAAAAATGTTTGAGATTAAATTCGTAGAACATGAAAGCGTATTCTATCAAAGTGGAGCATTACAAGTACAAGATATGAGATGTGAGTTAATTGAGTATAGTGGTCAAAGATTCAATACTGGGTTCCCAGCTATTGATGATTACTTTGATGATATCGATACTACAGTTACTACAACACTTCAAGGTTTATCTAATACTGATGCTCAAGGTTATGACTCGTTAGCAGATAACTTTACGTTTGAGCAAGAAGGCGATAACATTCTTGACTTCTCTGACCAAGACCCATTCACAGAAAACATTACTATAAGTGATTCCTAATGGCCATAGCAAATTATTTTTATAACGGAACTACTCGAAAATATGTAGCTTTATTTGGTACATACTTTAATCAGCTTCAAGTTAAAAGAGTTGACAATGGTGGTGTTACACAACAATCAATGATTGTTCCTATATCTTACGCACCATTCCAAAAGATATTATCTCGACTTGAACAGAATCCAGATTTTAAAGCTAAGTCAGCAATTAACTTACCTCGTATGTCGTTTGAAATGACGAATATGCAATATGATTCTGACCGTAAATTATCACCAATTAGTAAAATACGAAAAACTGTTACAGACGATATAACAGGTGGAAGAAATTTCGTATACGGTGGCACACCATATAATTTAGATTTCTCTTTGTATATTATGACTAAATACCAAGAGGATGCAGTAAAGTTATTAGAACAAATTGTTCCATTCTTTAACCCAGACTATACAAGAACAGTAAAATTAATTGATGGTTTAGAACCACTTGATATTCCACTTGTTTTAAGCGGTGTATCAATGGACGAAGTTTACGAAGGTAATTTTGAAGAGCGAAGAAGTATTGTTTATACACTTAACTTTACTATGAAAGCATGGTTCTTTGGGCCAGAAAAAGAAACTGGTATTATCAAGTTTATCGATATACGATATGCTACAGATTCAGATACAAATACAACGCCAGAAGAATTTTATACCTTACAACCAGGTATGACAGCTGCTAATACAGCTACAACAAACCCAGACCTCTCAGTTGATTATAGCTTGATTGAATTTGATGATAATTGGGATTACGCAGATAAAATTGCGAATACAGCACCTACAGATTAGGGTTGACAAACACTTTAAAATGTGTTATAATATATAATTGGAAATGAAAAATGATTGGAGAATATTATGAGAATTGGTTTTACATGTAGCGCATTTGATTTATTACATGCAGGTCATGTACAGATGTTAAGAGATGCTAAAGCACAATGTGATTATTTAATGGTAGGATTACAAATGGACCCTGCATTAGATAGACCTAAAGAAAAGAACCCACCTATACAAACAATTGTTGAAAGATATACACAGCTTAAAGCAATTGGATATGTCGACGAGATTATTCCTTATAACTCTGAGCGAGACCTTATGGATATTTTGGAATTGTATCATATTGATGTTCGTATTTTAGGTGATGAATATAGAGATAAAGAATTTACAGGTAAAGATATTTGCCGTAAACGAGACATTGAACTCTTTTTTAATAAAAGAGACCATAGATTCAGTACATCAGGTTTACGAAAAGCTTGCGCTTGGGTCAATAAAGATGGTGATTGGAAAATGACTCAAGAAGGATAAATAGTATATGAGCGATGATAAGATAGCACAGGCATTAAACATGAGATCGTTACAAGAAATCAATGACGAGAAACAAGAATTGTTGGACGAAGTAAATCCAGACAAATTGCCCGACCTACCTGTTAACGCTTTTTCTACAAACGAAGAAGTAGAAAATTTACCTATAGAAGCACCTGTTCAACATCCTGTAGTAATAGATGATGCTGGTGCAGAAGAAAATTTAAAAGATATTGAGTTAGCTAAAGCTAATATTGAAAACATTATTAGTTTAGGAGATGACTCTGTTAAAGAGATGGTTGAGATTGCAAAACAATCAGAATCACCTCGAGCATTTGAAGTTGTATCTACATTAATGAAAACATTACTTGATGCAAACAAAGATTATGTTGAAATGAGTACTAAGAAGCGATATGCTAAAGAAGAAGCTAATCCTGCTAAGAACGAAGTTACTAATAATAATCTGATTGTATCAACTGCAGATTTACTTAAAATGATAAAGGATAGTAGTGAGTAACGGATATTTAGGTAACAATTACCTCAAAAGGTCCAATGAACAACACGAATATACTCCTAAGCAAATCAAGGAGTACATGAAATGTGCAGAAGACCCAATATATTTTGCTTCAAAGTATATTAAAATTGTGCATGTTGATAAGGGATTTGTTCCCTTTGAAATGTATGACTATCAAAAAGATATTACTACGAAGATTACAAACAATCGACGTGTTGCTGTATTGACTGCAAGACAGTCTGGTAAAACAACTACAGCGTGTGCAGTTATTCTGCATTATATTCTTTTTAACGAATTTAAAACAGTTGCAATTCTTGCTAACAAAGGAGATGCAGCTCGAGAAGTATTAGGTAGAGTACAACTCGCCTATGAAGCATTACCTAAATGGATGCAACAAGGTATTGAAGAATGGAACAAAGGTAATATATCTTTGGAAAATGGTTGTAAAATTTACGCAGGTACCACAACATCAAGTGCTATTCGTGGTAAATCAATCTCATTCCTATACCTAGACGAGGTTGCATTTATTGAAGGATTTGATGAGTTCTTTGCTTCAGTATATCCAACGATTTCATCTGGTAAAACTACAAAATTATTGATGACTTCTACTCCTAATG